TCTCGGGCCCCCTCCGACTGATCAGCGATGATTGGTCGAACTTCAATCCACATGAGGAGTACTTATGTCTAGCGCGCCGAATCGCTTTCGTTCACGAAACATTGGGAAAATAGAAATATTTCCCCAAGGCCGTAGGTTAGGAGTTCTTAAACAGTTCTCCTCCACGGGTACGCTGCAAGGTCAGACTTTTCTGAATTCGCAGAGTACAGGCCAATCTCAAGATCTTGAGAGAACCTGGGATTCTTTAAATCCTGGACCTCCTTATAGATCTGGAGGGGCCTTCATGAAAGTTCGCGTTCAGCGACCGTTGCCGGTTCATTCGTTGGGAACACTCTCTACGAAAGGTTTTACCGTTCCGGGCTTGCCCGCCGGTTCCTATCTAGAGTATGGGGGATTATTTACTAATCCTATCTTTACGGGTGATTCGATGTCGGCTTCTCAATATGAGAAGATCGGCTTCGTACCTCCGTTCGATTCAACGAACTTACCGTCATCTCCCGCTAGCTACGGAGCGCAGGCCTTTAATCAAATGAGGCCTCAAATTGCGAAAGCTGGTGCCGGACAGTTCATCGCAGAATTGCGTGATCTGCCTGGTATGCTTAAACAGACAGCCAAAGGATTTTCCGATGGCTTTAACCAACTGTTTAAGAATAATCCTGTTAAGGATCTTCCGAGAATGCCGAAATCGGCTTCGGACCACTTTCTCAACCACCATTTTGGGTGGGTTCCCTTTATCTCTGATATTGGCAAACTCTATGAGACTGCCAGTAACATTGAGGCGATTATCGATCAAACTGTGAAAGATAATGGTCTCTGGATAAGGAGAAGACGTTCCGTGTTAGAGCAGACAACGTCAGCGCGCATCGCTCTCAACATTAATTCGCTTGGTTGCGAACCTAATGTTGTTCAGTTATGCAAACCGCTGACGGTGGAAAATTTGGCGTGTTCTGGGACGTACCATCAAACCTTTCGTGAGGTTAAAACCTCTGTTTGGGCTGAAGGTGCGTTCAAGTATTATCGCCCCATTTTCGACAGGGATGTTCCCGGGTTTGATTCATCTTTGAATGATGCCCGGCGTCGCCTCGCCATTTATGGCGCGGAGATCAACCCTGCGTTGCTCTACAAAATTACTCCTTGGACATGGCTCATCGATTGGTTTACTGGTTTTGGCCGTATCGTTGATAATGCCAATTCCATAGCCTTTGATGGAGTCGTGTGCAGGTATCTGTACATAATGCAGCGCCAGGTGCAAACGATTATTCAGTATTGCACCCTTAACTTATATAGTGGCGCTCAGACCCTTTCTTTTGAGCGTATCATCGACTCAAAACAGAGGGCTTGTGCAGATGGTCCATATGGATTTGTTTCTCCTGCTTCACTATCTACGAAGCAGATTGCCATACTAGGCGCTCTTGGTTTATCCAAGGCATTCTAGTATATCTGCCGTTGTGATCTTCCGGGAAGGTCGGATGGCTCCGATCGCCCTGCAACGGTTAACCGCCAATTACTTCTTTGGAGATCAACCACATGCTTTCCGACCCACAATCAATCACAGTTAACGCTGTGGCTCAGTCGATGCCAAAACTTTCGACATCCGGCACGAGTGCCGTTTATCAAAAGTCAGACTCGACTTATAAGCTGGAGGTTTCGCACCAAAAGGCTGCGAAGAATCGTATTCGTAGCTTGGCGCGTTTTACGCGTCGAGCTGTTGTGGCGGATCCTTTGACCGCCGTGAACGACTACGAAACCCTCTCTGTCCAAGTCGTCATCGATCGGCCCGAAGTGGGCTTTTCGTCGACGGAAGTGGACCAGCTAGTAACCGGCTTTAAGGCCTGGTTAGATTCCACAATGATCGGAAAACTCTACGCTCAGGAGTCTTAACTCCCTGCGCAGAAAGGATGACACATATGACCTTTTTAGAGGTTATCGAGCTTATCCAGCAAAACCTTAGTCTTGTTGGATCGATCGCCCAAGTTAATAAGGCGATCAAAAACTCGAAAAACTCGAAGGAGCTTGGAGATAATCTCAAAAAGATCCCTCAAGTTAAACGTCAACCCAAGACTAAGGATTAAAACCTTGTCTTGTCCGAGTCTGTGTTGATTGCCCATCTTATGATGGGATTGGGAAGTACGTGGCTTGATATATACCTCCAATTCAGGGGGATATATGAAAAGCAACGTAAGTGATCTGCTAGAAGTGATGCAGCACATCTATGATGATGCTTGCATCAGATGCATCGCTGTAGTCTCTGATTTACGAGATCTGAATTACATTAGATCTCGTGTCAAAGATGAAGGGATTTCGTTTCTTACGATCACCCTTCCCAGTTTCTGCAAAGACTTTGAACAAGCCCTTGCAACTGGATTTATAGCCCCAACTGCCTTCCGTTCTTTTAGGAAGGCAGGATCAATCCCTGCTTTCTTGCAAGGTATGATCGGGCTTATCTTTGACAAAGAGACAGGGAGAATTTACGATGCCTCTCAGAGTGATGTTAGCGACCATCCTACCCTCGTTGATAGCGTTCGGCAAATATGCCTTGCTTTCAAGAAGCTGGAAATTCCGTGCACCCCCGAAAGGGATGCGCGGGCGGTCGCCAACTACATCGAAATTGAAGACTCCTTCAACCAATTTAAGCTCTGTGAACCTTCACGCGATTATTATCGTCGTGTTAGTTCTGTGCTATGGGGTAGTCTCATACCTCGCTTACGCGTGGATATGTGTATACCTCGGCACGGTCCCGGAGCCACCGCTGAGCGCATTTCTGGAAATCAGAAATACGTTTGGCGGCGTTGGCACGAACGCCTAGAGCCGTTTTTCCCCATTATCGATTCTTGCTATTCATATAGCAGTTTCGATTCTGAGGAGCTCTTGGGTGTAACGTTCGTACAGCCTGAGGATGAGCAACCCGTTAGGGTTTGTCTCGTTCCAAAGACGTTGAAGGGCCCACGAGTTATAGCTATTGAGCCCGTCTGTATGCAATATGCACAACAGGGGATTCGAAGTATCTTATATGATGCTATCGAATCATACTGGTTAACCTCTGGTCACATTAATTTTCGTGATCAGTCCGTTAATCAGAGCCTTGCTATAACCTCCTCAAACGACGGTCGGTTAGCAACGATCGATCTTTCTGACGCTAGCGACAGAGTACCTCTCGAGCTTGCCTTGGAAATGTTCGATAGCAACCCAGATTTTCGGGATGCTGTCGAATCTTGTCGTTCTAGGAACGCTGAGCTTCCAGATGGACGTATTATTGGTCCATTAAAGAAGTTTGCGTCGATGGGTAGTGCCCTCTGCTTTCCGGTTGAAGCCATGTACTTTTACACTATTTGTGTAATGGCTTTGCTCGAAAAGTATGAGCTCCCTGTAACGCAACGAAATATCTTTAAGGTATCTCGTTCCGTTTACGTATATGGTGACGACATTGTCGTTCCATCTACGGATGCGATTGATGTTCTCGCTCAGCTACATAAGTACAATTGTAAGCTGAACCCTTCAAAGACTTTCTATACCGGAAGGTTTCGAGAGTCTTGTGGGATTGACGCGTATGCTGGATCGGAGGTAACTCCCATCTATATTCATACTTTACGTCCTGAGAACTTGCGACAAGTTCCTTCTATTCTCTCTTGGACTGCTACCGCAAACCTCTTCTATAAGAAGGGTTATTGGCGGACAGCTTCTCATCTTTTTAGAAAAGTTGAGAGGATCGTAGGGTCTTTACCCTACGTTCCTGAGGGAAGTGCGGGACTTGGTAGAACCTCCTTTATGGGTTATTGTTCCGTTGGAAGATGGAACAAAAAGTACCATCGCTTTGAATTCAAAGCGTGGGTGCCCGTACCTGTCTTTAAAGAAGATAGGTTGGAGGGATTCGCAGCTCTTCAGAAAAGCTTCCTAAAGCTAATGGACTTGAAAAACCCATTTGTCTCTAGGGATGCTCTTCATTTAGAGCATTCTGCACTGCACGGCGCAGTCGCATTAAAACGCCGTTGGGTCCCCACCTACATTAGTGGTGGGAAAGTAGCGTAAGCTACGGGCGGAGAATAACCTTCTCCCATACCCATATCTGCTCTACTATGTTCACGAGACTCAGACGGCACCGGTGTTATAGCCGGCTGCAATATCTGACGAATTGGCTTACGCCAAGTGAACTAGTAGGGCTCTAGGATTTTCCTAGATGGGTTTTGGGCTGGGGTTGCAGTGCATCTCCGCTG